GTGTACAAAGGTTTGAGGATCACTACACACCTAAGCGTGAGAAAAAAGAATGGGTTGACAAGTCAAACACCTTCTGATATAATAAACCTGTTGCAACGGCGGTTGTGACAGGGAGTGACTGAATAAACTTACTGGCATTTTGCTAGTTAAGGTGATGAGACACAGGTGGTGCTGCTGACGCAGGTCAGAACCGACCTACCAGTCGGGTCTCAGGCAGAGTGAAAATTACTTACTGTAGTAATGCCTCGCTCTTGTTGGTACACAGGAATCCAACCTCCCCACCACACACAAGAGAGACTAAATAGAGGGTAGAGATACCCTCTATTTTTATGGCTTACGAACCGTCGGAAGGATTGTTTGCAGGTCTAGCGTTGGTTCCACATAATGTATTAGATGCAGCAAGGGATGATAAAACTTGCTTTGAGAAATTGATGAAAACTGCTAGAGATAATCTAGCAGGTCCAAGAGTGTTAGATGCTTCAGACGAAAAGACAAAGAATGGTATGATTGCTGCCACTGATATTGATTCAGCGACAGCAGCAAAACAGAAGGCAATTTATGCTGACCTAGCAGCAGCATTGTCTGCGATACTTGGTGCTAGAAATAAAAAAGATTCTATACCAGACAATGTATATCTGACAGGTAACAAGTGGCATCCAAACGTGGAGAAGTTTAAGATAGAAGCGTTTGGGATGAAAGATTATAATTCATCTGACGTTATCTTACAGTTTGGTAGTGAGTATCATGGTATATCTTTAAAGAAGAAACCCAAGTCACAGTCAGCAAGTCCCACCCTTATCAACAACGCATTCTCACAGTATGTTGAGGGTGATGACTTGAAGTTTGCAAAGGATATGTTGGATGACCATAGGATTAAATTCTTTGCGGGTGTTATCAAGGAAGCATGTGATGACCCTAAGTTACTGAAGGGGTTTGCTACCAAGTATGATAAGGGTGGTAAACCTATCGCTGATTTGAATCCAGATAACCTTGCTGATGCTAAGGAGTTATGGAATATAAGAGTACCAAGAGTAAAGAATAATAAGGTAGAAAATATTGCACTGATAAACCTTAAGTCTGAGAATGAATTAGCAGACAGAGATGGTTTGGTACGAAAACTAGATTCATCTGGTAAGCAAGAAGAGTTTAGGAAGTTTGTTAACAGTAAGCTAGTCAGTCAGGGTAATGTATTGAACCCATTGTATAAGGGTTTCTTAGATATAATGAATAAACCTAAGGTCAAAGATAAACTAGCATCCACTCTATTAAATAGGGTGTTAAAGTTAAGTCTCTTCGATGAGTTAGATACTTGGGGTGACGCAGAATTTAAATTCTATTTGACAGAAGGTGTTGGTACTATTGGTACTAACATGGAACCACTGGTAGGACATGCTAACGTTGTTGATCTAGATAGTATTATAGTTGCTATAGCAGCATATCGTAATGCTAAGACTACTATAGAATTAAATAAGACAGAGACATTTAGTCCAGGTAGAGAGGCAGCAAAGGTATTCTTTACTGTTGTTAAGGGTGCTGAGAGTAAGGATAGAATGCCTATACTTGATATTGAATTGAGATACAAGGGTAGTTTCACTGCCTATCCTCAGTTCTTTGCAGGTATGACCAAGGAGTTTAAGAAATTCTTAGAGACCATGGTCCCGTACTCAAACTGACCACTCATCCACCCATTACCCACACTAACCTGCTATAATAAAGACATGGCAAAGAACACACACCTTGAGCACCTTGAAGATGATATATTTAATCAGGGGTATGCGGGTGCAAAGAATTCAATTAACTTCCTCAAGTCATTAGAGGAGATGCTATCTACTGGTCACGGTGGTACCAATACTAGGGTAACAGTGAAGTGGGATGGTGCACCTGCTATTATATGTGGTAAGGAACCTCAGACAGGGATGTTTTTCGTTGGTACTAAGTCAGTATTTAATAAGACTACTCCTAAGATTTGTTTCAATGAAGAGAATATAGACTTCCATTATGAAGGTGCTATCAATAATATACTTAAGAAGTGTCTCAATGAGTTATCTAAACTACCTATAGATGGTGTGTTACAAGGTGACTTATTATATTTTGACCTACCAATGGTGGTACAGATGTGTGGTAAGAAATGTTATAAGTTTAAACCAAATACTATTACATACTGTGTAGAATCAGACACTGAGATGGGTAAGAAGGTAGGACAAAGTAAGTTGGGTATAGTATTCCACACCACATATCATGGTGATAGTATCACTGAGATGCATGCCTCTTTTGGTGCTGATGTGAAGGGTTTGCAGGGTGTTAAGGACGTTGCAGTATTCTCTTCAGACTTCCAGAATATAGATGGTAAAGCAAACCTTGGTACCTCAGAGAAAGCAAAACTTAAGACCCTAGTATCATCTGCTGATAGGAATCTAAGAGCAGGTCAGAAATTCTTGAATGATATCAAAGAAGAGCGTGGCACGTTTGCCCATAATGCCCTGTTTAAGATATACTTTAACAGAGTAATCAAAGAGAATAGAATACCTCCTTCCTCTGCTACGATGGCAAAAGGATTCTGTCACTTCGTAGATGAAAGATATAATGCTGAGATCAATAAGAAGAAGACAGATAAGGCCAAGAAAATGTGGCAGGAAAGAAGGAACAAAGCTATAAATTACCTAAATAAAAGTAAGAATCCAATGTATTCTGCCCTCAGTGGGTTTAGGAATCTAATGGATGCCAAACTTATTATCATAAATAAATTGAATAAGATAGAAGGAATAGGTACCTTCTTGGAAGATGAAAATGGTTACCGTGCTACTACACCTGAGGGATTTGTAGCAATCAGAGAGGGAACCGCATTGAAATTAGTTGACAGACTTGAATTTAGTCGTGCCAACTTTACCGCAGCAAAGGATTGGGGATGAATTTTACACAATTTTTAAAAGAAGCAACCACTAAGAAGGCTGGAAAGACTGCTGCTGAAAAGAAAGCAGAAGCACAGGAGGCTGACAATCATGTGGCGATTACTTTCGGTAGGTTTAATCCTCCTCACGCTGGCCATGGTAAGCTCCTCGATGCTGTTAAATCACATGGTGGAGACTCAGGTAATTATAGAATCTATCCGTCAAGGTCACAGGACCATAAGAAAAACCCCTTAGGTGCTGACCAGAAGGTCGGACACATGAGGAAGTTATTCCCATCACATAAGGAAGCTATCCAAAACAATGAAGCACATAGGAATGTCTTTGACATACTGCGTGACATCAATGATGAGGGTAAAGAGCATGTAACTATGGTGGTAGGAGACGATAGAGTAAAAGAATTTGAAAAGATTACATCAAAATATAACGGAATACATTACAACTTCAAAACAATTAATATTAAGTCAGCAGGTAAGAGAGACCCTAAGTCAGAGGATCCAGTTGAGAAACTGAGTGCATCTGGACAGAGGAAGTATGCATCTGGTGACGATTACGATAACTTCCATGCAGGTCTACCTAAAGGTACCAGTAAGAAGTATGGTAAAATCTTAATGTCTGATGTAAAGGCAGGTATGACACCTCCTAAGAAGGACGGTAAGAAGAAGGTTAAAGAATCTGTCTGGGACTATGCTCCTAAGTTAGATTATGATTCCTTCAGAGATTACTATATGCTTAATCAAATCTATAAGGTTGGAGCATTGGTAGAGCATGACGACACAGGATTGCGTGGTCATGTAGTCCATCGTGGTACAAATTATATAATTATGAAAGACGACAAAGATATTGAGTTACGTGCTTGGTTACAACATGTTACTGAGGTAACAGAGGATGAAGCAGCGACCATTGCTAGGGCAGCTGACACATCTAAAGACCAGTCTAACTATTCTGCTGATGATGAGAGTGGAAACACTTGGAAAATCGGAACAGATACATATAGGATAGCACTGCAACAGATGACACCTGGTCAGGGGGTCAAGAAGTTTTCTGACTTCAATGCAGAAATCAGAAATAATAAATAATATCACGTAGAAGACAAACCTTTCTTTTTGGAACAAGACAAATGACATTAGAGATGTTAGTATCGTCTGCTCTTATGGAGTATTCACAGGTAGAGCAGCAGAGAATCCTTATAGCATTAGAGGAAGGCAAAGAGATGCCAACCCCTAGACTAAAGAAGGGACTTGAGAAAATTATGGAAGTCTTTAATACTTGGGAGCCAGTCGTAGAAGGTTACGCAGGATTCCCTATTGAAAGAGAACTCATTGATAGAAAGAAGCGTGAGCATGACAAGGACCGTAACATTGGTCGTGTAGTCAGACATGGTAACAACGCTTTCGTTATCAGTGGTAAGAAAGCTGACGGACGTTACATTATCGTCGGTAAAAAAGGAGAGAAAACTGCTAAAGCACCAGAGGATATGGGCTTGCAGACTCAAAAAGAAGCTATTGGTATAGACATCGAAATACTTCACAAACAAATGCTTGCTGAAGCCAAGAAGGGCAAGAAAGTGAAGAGATGGTGGGATGATGATGGAGATGGTAAGGGCTATGAGAAGCACGAAGTAAAGAAAGAGGGCTTCGTGTCTAAACTTAAGGAGACAGGTATCTTCTCCGATGAGGAACTGGCTCGTTTAGCGGAGGTTGACAAATGATTAATGAAGTCAACCAAAACGGTAAGTCCAATCAGGAAAACTATCTCAAAACTAAAAAGAAGGGTAACGTTACAGTTAACCCAAAAAAGGAGGATCTAATGTCCGAATTATACACAAAGAATTTACGCAACGCACTGCAAGATATTAAAGAGAAAGCAGTGACCGCAGCAAACGAAACAAAGCAAAAAGAAAAGAAGGCACTTAAGAAGGAAGATCCTCAAGGGGGAGATGTGCAACCACAAAACCCTACATGTGAGGACCATGATGACAGTGGTATTAAGGCAGAGATTGCTGAGAGAATGCGTCAGCGTCTGCTCCAGCTAACTGCTGACCACGATAGTAAGTATATGCTAGAGAAAAAGTAGTATATATAGAGTACTATACTCGTCATTATTATGACTAAATTCTTACTACCTATTGCTATCAATATAATTGATAAGGCAGTAGACAAAATCCCAGAAGACCTTGAGGGTAAAATCAAGGAGTTCATTATTGGACTACTTAAGAAAGCTGCTGCAAAATCAGGCAACAAAGTTGACGATCAACTTGTCGCTGCTCTAGAGAAGGCACTACTTTCCTGAGTTTATAAATAAAATATAGGAAACCCGTCCACGGAGAATTAAAATGGCAGTCTTTGGTACAATAGACGCTGCTACGTTTGGCAATACTGTTGCTGTCACGAATGGTGATGCTACTGTTACCAAGAATGCAGCTGATAGCATCGACGTAGGAGACATCATAGTCTTAGATAGCGTTAACTATCTTGTAAAGGAAGTAACAAGTACAACATCAATCGAATTACATAAAGTATATGCAGGTAGCACAGCAGGATCTCTTGCAGGTGCTGTCAGACGTACTGCTCCTAAGGCAGTTGCTGAGTATGTAGTTAAGGGTGGTGATACTGTAAGTTATGACCTAGTATTCGTTGATACTACAGAGCAATCAATAGCATCAAACAAGACAAGAGGAATCACTGGTCCTGGTTGGTGGCAGTATCAAACTTATGTAACACATAACGGTGACACACGTCACAAGGCAGAATATCTTGCACCTGCTAAAGCAACAGCTGGTAATGCAGGAGACTTCACTGATGATACAGTCGCAGCAGACGTATTAGAAGTCATCACAGTTGGTACACAACCTGCAAACTCTACTTCTTCTAGTGGAGCTGGAACATTCGTTGCTGCTGCAACAGTGGATCAGTCAGGTACTATCACATACAAGTGGCAGAGACAGACTGCAAACGCTACTACTCGTTGGGTAGATATCGTTGGTGGTGCTGGTGGATTAGACACTGGTATTACATATGCAGACTTCACTACAGCAACACTTGCTTACAGTGGACTAGCATCTGATGCACTAGACGGTTACAAGTATCGCTGTGTGTTTAACACCAGTAAGGGTGCTGCAACCAAGAGAACCAATGGAGCTGCTACAGTAACATTCGGTAGTTAGTAATTAGTATATTTCGTAATGCATTTTGAATCACTTAATGAAAAAAACTATTTGATGTTCGCTATTAAGCACTACGATAACCCTCAGTCGGTGACCGTAGATGATTTTATGGAGGATATGAAGAAGTTTAAATACCTCAAGAGACTACTCAAGAGGTATTTAAAAACAGGTATCCTCCGAGTGAACCTCATATTGAATCATCTCATTATATTGTTTAATGTATTTGGTGATGCAACCATACCCTTGCTAATGTATAAGTTAGAGAAGGAGTATTGGTCTCTTATTAAAACCTTCCTTGTATACCTCAACAGATACCCTGAATATCCAGGTGTATTATCAGACGTAGATACAGATGAGGAAGTTGCTTCCCTCTTAGAAGATATATGATTAACGAAGATGCCCCAACAATGAGTGCTGGTAATGGTGGATTCTCTGGATCTGCTGCTGCCACTGGTCCTGTTGCGGGTTTCGATCCTATACTGGGTGGTACTAAGAAGGTAAAGAGACGTAAGTATAAGAGGAAAGAAGTAAAGGAGGATGCCTCCGATAGGTATGGTAAGTCAAACTACCTGCCTTTTTTAGTGTCTTATGATGGTGCAGAGCAGTATGTATTGTATGGCAAGTCACCAGCAGAGATTAAGATACAACTAAGAAAGATTTACAGACCAGAGAATCATAATAAGATAAAGGTCAAGAGACTATATCCTAATGAAGTCATTCAGTGGTACTGGAAGAAGAGACAGCATGCACTGACAGATCAATGAGCGAGACGACTAATACAGCAATTATTGAAAGACTGGAGGCAGTAGTCACCACCTTACAGGACAACTCTGTAAAGATGGGGCAACTTCTTGCTGTTCACAATGAGAAATTAGACAAACAGGATCAGATAGATGGGATACTCTTTCAGAAGATTGAGAGTCTTCATAAAGACCTCACCAGAGAGACAGAACTTATTAAAGCAGGTTGCGAAAGGGATATCAGAAAGGTGGATGACCGCCTACGCACAATGGAAAAGAAGATGTGGTCTATTTTTGGTGCTCTTTCTATTATATCTTTCCTCGTTAGCATACCAGGCCAAGCTGTATTAAGAAACTTGACACGTCCTCAGCAACCTGCTATACTTGATTCATTCCCTAATCAAGTTGCATGGACTACGTTGAGGACAAGTACATTAGATTCCTCAATACCAGACTAGATAAGTTTAAGCACGTAAAATCAGGACTATACAACTTCCGTTGTCCTTACTGTGGTGACAGTCAAAAGCACCGCAATAAGGCTCGGGGGTATTTTTTTCTGAAGAAGTCTGAGTATATCTTTAAGTGTCACAACTGTGGCATGGGAAGGTCTCTTGGTAACTTCTTAAAAGACCAAGCACCCGACCTACATGACCAGTTTATACTGGAGAAATATAGGGCAGGTGCTACTGGTAAGGGTAGGCACACACCCAACCCAAAGTATAAATCTGCCAAGCCTAACTTTGTAAGTAAGGT